TGTAGTGGTGGTTGTAGTGGTGGTTGTGGTATAGATAATTTCTGTACCTTTATCTTCTTCTGTTTTTTCTACAGTAACATCTTCTTCAATAGTAACACCAGGAGTACAAAGTCCTTCTACATCAGGTAAGCAAGTATCTGCTTTAGAATAAAAGGAGACCAGTAGTAAGAATAAACAAAGTTTTAAATAAAGCAGTATGTTGTACATCACTAAACTCCTGTGTTTGTGGTTTTGTTTGAGCTATATAATCTTCTCTAAATTTAGATCCAACAGGGATCTTATCAGGATTAGTTTTCCAATAAGTAGCCGCTTCAGCTCCTATGGCTCCTTCTGCTGGGCATGGGGTCCCTGCATCGAGCATACTATCCCAGACACGAGGGTCTTGACACAATAATGCCACCGCCGCGACTTTCATGCCATATTGATACATAGCACGACTAGCACGGAGAGTTTCACAAAATTCGTCTGTAACGACATAGCCTGAAGCTAATCCTAAAACATTATTTTGCACACTAGCTCCAATTCCAATTTTACATATATCACTATTATTATTCATGATAGTTGGAGCGGAAGCTGTAGGAGGTGTTGAATTGGTTACAACCGTGCTAGACACGGTGTTCGTCTCAGCTTTTACATCAGTTATTGTAGCTGTTAGTGTAAAGAAAAACAGAATTGTTATAAGTAGTTTCATCTAACACTTCCATCTTTTTCTTGCTTGTCGTAATCTTGAATTGGGATCTTTAGCTGCTTTGGGAAATTGTTTCATTTGACCAGCAGATCTAGCACAGTAAGATTTTCTACGTTTTGCAGCTTTACTACCTTTCTTTACTTTACCCGTGACTGCTGTTTTTAATTTAGAACCGGGATTTTCTGAGCGGTAGCGTTTAACGCCTGCTTTCGTCATTCCCGCTCCAGATTTAGTGGAGCGGAAATATTTTTTAGTTTTAGGTGGTTGTTTGTCTGCCATTATCCTGTGTAGAAAACATTTACCGTACAGTTTACTGTCGTTACATTTAAGTTTGACTTAAACACAACACCTTGTTCAGCGATGTTCATTGCAACATCTGATGTACTAGCTACGACAGCTACATTAAACTTGGCAGCACCGCCATCATTAAACGTTACAGAGCCAGCACTTGCACCCGGACCTATAATAAATCCTTTTAAACGAGAACGTTGAGAATTTATTGTAGTGGTGGCATTAGCTGCTGCACCTTTAACTAATATGTCAGTATCGAAGGCCATTGTTTATCTCCTTACGCTATTGTTGCACCTTGAACTGAAGTTGCAACCCAACCAATAGTGCTATTCCAAACTAAAGTAGCTGATTCAGCTACTGCATCGAACGTAATTGTAGTTCCATTTGCAAAAGTAGTTGGAGTTAAAGTTCCATCTCCACCATCAACAATCATGTTAATAATTTTAATTTGGCCTGAAGTTGTTCCATCAGCTAAAGTTAATGCATCAGCTCCAGTAGTAGTTAATTCAGTTACTAAGTTAGTTAGATCAACTGCGCCAGCACCTGATAAAGATTGAACGCCACCTGTAATACTTTTGCCGTATGTGGCATTAGTTGTGATGGCTCCAGTGGTTGCGCTTTTTGTTACAAAATCGAAACCGTTTTCTGATCTCACCGGACCTGAAAAAGTAGTTGTTCCCATGTCTATCTCCTTTTGTTAATAGTCCCCGAAGGGTCATGAGGTTAATAAAGTTTTATTTTGACATAAAAAAAGGGCGGATACAACCGCCCTTTTCTGAAAGGATTGTTTATGAAAAAACAAACGTTCCGTTTAGGAACCTTGTGAACCGTATACACAACGTGGATCTGAGAAACCGAAAGAATATCTCTCTCTAGCCTTGTATCTCACGTTACCTGTGTCGAAATCACCTTCCATAGCTGTTGCTAATGGAGTTCTTACGAAATGTTTGAATCCGTTAGGTGCGTCGGTCATTATGAAGTATGCATCAGTATCTGTTAGATAATGATTTACTCTATAACCGTCAGGCAACATTGACATGTTCACTAATGCGTTGATGTCGTTGTCTGCTGTACCTGTTCTCAATGTTGAGTTAAGGATTCTATCCGCTACGAACATTAGTTGAGGTGGGACAATCATTTTTCTTGCTTGTACAGCAATTTTAAGTCCTCTCTCATCGATGAATTGAGAAATGTCAATCATCGCTTGCTCGAGTGATGTTTCATTAAGGTCAGCATCGGTTGCATTTCTGTTTGTAAAGTTACCACCGCCCACTGTTGGGTGTGCTGTACTTACAAGTGAAACGCCGTCACCACCTGCAGAAGCTCCTGCTGTAAACGCATTATTTAATACGTTTGCTGCTTTGATCTGCTTAGTGTGTGCCATTGATCTTGCCAATGCTTTTGTGTAACGAGCTGATAATCTGTCATAAAGATTATCTTCCACAGCTTCTTCAGTGATAGAGAATGCTAAAGCAACGGTTTCGTGTGAATAACGTGCTGTGTAAGCTTCGTTCGCAGAGTCAAATGTTACTGCTGCGCCTTCTTGCTTCACAGGAGCGTTACCAAAACCTGTTAACATTACTTCTTCTTCGAAAGCTCTGTCTGATGATTCTTGATTAAAGATTTCAGTGTGTTCGTTTTCGTACTTCTGATATTCCAAGCCAAACAGTGCGTTTAGACCCGGCTCCAACTCTTTAACGAGTTGACTTCTAGATATAGCCATTATTTATCTCCTTATACGCCTGCTGAATTCGGTGCGTAGAAGTGATCGTTGATCTTGATGATTAAGTTTGCGTGATCGCTAGTTAAATCTTCATTATCAGGATCAGTGTCAACACCAACTACTCTTAACATTAAATCTGATGTGTTAAGTGTTGATGAGTCTAATTCACCGCTTGATATACCGTTTACTGTGCTTCCGTTTCCGTTTCCGACAACGTCTGCGTTCATTCCAATTGAAGTCTGACCAGAAGCACCATCAGCCTGAATCAAAAATAATTGATTCGGGTCGTCGTACACTCTAATTTTAATGTCAGCGGAACCTTGAGTTGCGGTTGTTGTTGGAAAATAGTTAGAAAATGTCGGTTTGCCATCTGCTGCGGTATATTCTATACCACCAGCAACACCCAAAATTTTGGTGTCACTGTCGCCAGCCACGACGACATATCCGTCAGATCCAAGTTTCACAACTGCACCCTCAAAAATATTCCCTGAGTTATTACCTGACTTCACAGCGTATGTGGTAAAACCACATGAGTTATAGTTTCCGCCTAGCTTTGCTAGTGGGCGTAAACCAAAGGCTGCGTCTGTATTTGCCATTGTATATACCTCCTAAGTATATTTTTAGTTAATTAATCTTCGTTAGGCTTAGGGCCTCCGAAGCTTACTCTACTTTGCCTTTCCTTATGGATTGGCATGTTGGGGTGCTCGTCTTTCATTAAGTCGTTATCAACACTCTGCATTTGACCTTCCGTCTGAGATTTGAAGTAACTATCGCGTTGCTCTTTGATCTCAATCGGACATCGCATAAGAACCAGTCCCCCGATTCCAATGACGCCTTTAAACTTGCCGTCGGCTACTGCAGGTATATCGAGACGGTCGCCGTATGTTTCTGCGTTAACAAATTCATACCCTTGTCTCAACCTACCGTTGACATTCTTATCGTCAGGTATTCCACGATATTCGTATCTTACCCATCGATGATGCCAGCCTTCGTCAGGTTGTGGCGCTTCGAGTGATGAAGGTGGTACCCATGCTTTTGGTCGAGCGTCAGTTTCACGGGTTTCCAACTTGCGTGAAGTTTTATTAAGTTTAGTTTCATTTTCCATATTATTACGCCTCCTTCACGTATCTAGCGTACTCTTCTAACGGCACACCTAGCCTTTTGGCTATTGCTACCTGTGAAGGTGTGAGCCTCACAGATCTGCGTCCATCTTTATTTACGCGCTTTGCAGAAGCAACCGTTTGGACGGGTTTCGATTGCTTTCCGACATTTGCCTCACCGGAAAATTTGTGAGGAAACTCTTTTCTCATTCGAGAATTGATTGCATTATAGTATTCATCTGACTGTGCGTCAAACCCTTCTTCTTCAATAAGTTTCTTATGAATTCCAAAGGCAGCATACGTCATGGCTTCATCTTGACCAAACCATGAGTTATCTCGTGCCCATTTTTCCGCTTTTGGGTCGGGTTGAGTGGGTTGTTGAGGTCGTGGTTGCTGTATCTGTTGAGCTTGAGAAGTCGCTTCTGCTTGTGAAGTTTTCTCTTCCTCCAACTTTTTAGTCGCTTTTAGGCGTTCATTATCAAGTGTTAATTGAGAAAGTTGTTCCTGTGCTTTAACAATAGCATCAGCATCTCTTGCCTGTATTGCTCTTTTTAGATTATCTTTAACGACTTCAGTTTGAGTTGTCACTCTAGATTCAAACTCACTTAGATATCCTTTATCGAGTTGAGAGTATTTAGATTGACTTTCATCATATTGCTTTTTTAATCCTTCAGCATACTTTAAAGCTTCCTCTCTTTGTCTCTCTGCTTCTCGATATTTCTTCGTAAGTCGAGCTATTCTCTTTTGAACAGAATCACTATAATCATCTAAACTGTCTTCTGTTTTTTGTTCTTCTGAACTTGTTTCACGTGAAACATCTTCTTTTACTTCTTCAACGTTGATCTGTTCTTTTACTTCGCCGTGATCTTTTGTTTCTTTTTCATTTTTAGATTCTTGTTCATCTAAAACAATTTCAACTTCATCACCGGAAGTATCTAGATCTACCATTTTGGATTTATCTTCAGCCATGTTTACTCCTTGTCCTTTTCTAGTCTTATGTTAGATGGAAGAATACTTAAAGGATCATCTACTTGAGCAATGACTTCATCATCATTTACAATTCGTAGTTCTCCACCATCAATGTACAAACGAGATCCTGCATATTTAGTAATTACTACCCAGTCTCCTTCTTTGCACCAAGGGCCATCAGGGAAACGACCTTTGTCATTATAAGCCGAAGGTCCTACCTTCAAAACTTTACAAACGTTTCCTGCGATTTGTGCCATGGAAATTGTGTCATCGGTAAGATAAACACCACCTTTAGTTTTTTCTTCTAATTTGACTGGTAATA